ATGGCCGATATTGTCTACATCCTAACGAATGAAGCGATGCCAGGTTTGGTCAAGATCGGCTGCACAAGTGTCGATCTGGCTACGCGGATCAAGCAGCTCTACTCAACCCCAGGCGTTCCGTTACCGTTCGAGTTGTTTTATGCCTGCGAGGTCAACAATGGCCTGGTCGTTGAACGGAAGCTACACGACGCATTCAGCGATCACCGTGTGAGCAAAAGCAGAGAATTCTTCCGACTGGCTCCGGAGCGTGCTCAAGCGGCTCTTTCGCTTGCCGAAATCCGAGAAGTCAAATTGGGCGATGAGATCTTTGAGACGACCGAAGCAAAAGCAGAAGTAGAAGCGGCCAAGCGAAGGGGCCGCTTCCGACTGTCAATGCTCGGAATCGTTCCCGGCACCCGGCTGCAACTTGCCAAGGACCCAAACATCATCTGCACGACTTTCGATGACATCAACAAGGTGGAGTATCTTGGCGACGTCACTTCCTTGTCGGATGCAGCACTTCAGGCTCATGAATCGCTTGGTGATGAGTGGCCCTCGATTTCGGGACCATGGGCATGGACTTACAATGGCAAGCGCCTTGATGATCTCAGGCGAGAGATCGAGGACAACGCGGATTGACCCGTCCCAGCCGAGGCGTCCTTGCGAGACGTGTAGCGCGCAAAAACACATGGCAGCGCGCGCAAGATCAAATGGCAACAGTTTGACGGTGCCGAGCCAGCCTGAAAGGTATCTTTAAGGAGGCTTCGGTCGTGGAGCCGGAGGCGCCGAGTTTTTCGGTGGCGCTTCGACGAGCGTCGTGACAATACCGCCCCCGCCAAAACAGCGTACGCGGGGGCAAGATGACGACGATCAGGACGATCCAAGCTTTCCCGACCTCGAAGATTGGAAGGGTCGAGGTCCAGCCCGACGGTCAAGTCCTGGTGACCGTGATCCACGCCGATGGAACCGAGTTCGGCGTCTTGCTGCCGCCAGCGGTTGCGGACGAACTGACCGGCGCCCTTATCGAGCGGCCGGGGTCGATGTTTGGTCATCTCGGATCGTCAGCTCCTGCAGCAAGTGCCGATTTCCACGTAGCCAGGATCGAAGAGCTTCCCCCCGAAGGAGAGAAATTCGTGGTTCGTCTGGAAACAGAGGGCGGGCCAGCGGCGACGTTTCGGCTCGGTTCGCGGATGGTCCGGCGCTGGCGCGATCTCTTGACGGCCCAGATCGTCCGGTTCGAGCGCCTTCATCAGCAATAGCTTCTTTCTTCATCCCACTTTCCCTCTTTCGGCTTGACGGCTGGCCCCATGCCACTGTTCGTCAGGCCTATGGCGAGCCGCGCCGTTAGGCCACGTTGCCCACAGACGGCACCCCAGCCTCGCCACCGCCGCTCGATCCCCCGCCGCTCATCCGCTGCCCTTGCCTCCGGATGATCCGCCGTCGTCCTTGCCCTCCGGCTTGGCCTGCACCTCGATCGTCGACAGCACCGGCTGGCCCTTGGCCCAGGTGGTCGAGATCGAGGTCGAGCACCACTCCCCGTCGATGCCGTCGCCAAATCCCGAGGCGATCACCTTGGCCCCGGCCGACCAGGCCGGGTCGTAGGGCGCCGTGAAATGCCCGCTGCCGGTCAGCATCGACAGCTCGCGTGCGCGGGCCTCAGCGGCGCGCTGTGCCTCGTCCTTGCTCGCCCTGGCGTGCAGTACGGTGTGGACCGGCCCCTTGTGGCCGGTGGCGTAGCGGATCGACTTGCGCTTGCCGGTCTTGGGATCGTGATAGGTGGCGACCACCGCACTGTGGCGCGGCCGCGGCTCGCCCTTGATGCGCCATCCCGAGTTGCCCCACCGAGTGACGCGGATCGGTGGCAGCTCCGAGCCGTCGGCACCTTGACCGGAGCCGCGCTTGGTCACCACCAGCCGGCCACCAGCTGGCTTGACGATGCCGCCGGCCTCCGCCGCCAATCGGGTGGCAAAATCGATCGGGCTGGCCTCCCAGCGCAGCGCGTAGGGCAGCATCACGCCTGCCAGCGATGGATGGATCGCCAGCGCCAGCCCGGCCGCCTTCGCGGTGTCCTCCAAGATGGCGCCGAGCTTGGCGTTGTCCCAATGCTTGAGGCCGCCGGCCTTGATCTCGCCGCTCAGTGTCGCCGCGCGGCAGGTGATGGTGATGGTCTCCGGCCCGTTGTGCTCGCAGCCGGTCTCCCACGGCCCGGCCCTGAACACACCGATCATCGACACCCCGGTCTCGCGATAGCCGGCGCACACGGTCACCAGCTCATCCTCGATCGGCAGCGGGATTTGGCGCGCGTCGTCGTCAAGCTCGACCTCGAACTCATCGTTCTCGTCGCCGACGCAATCGGTGTAGGTGGCACAGACAAAATACGGCGCCATCCGCTCCATCAGATCGACATCGCCGCGCATGATGCGGAGGATCGGCGTCATGCATCCCCCCAGATGCGCACCACTCGTTTGCGCGGCGTTTCGGGCGGTCGCGCCGGCAGCCGGATCACCGTGCCGATCGGCAGGATCGGGTCGAGCGCCGCAAGACCAGGATTGAGCGCCAGCAGGCTCTCGACGGTGCCGCCGCGCTCGGTGCCCAGCTCGGCCCGGGCGATCTTGTCGAGCCGCTCGCCGTCGCGGCGCACGGTGTACAGCCGATCGACGCCGCTCATAACGCGTAGCCTTTTAGCTCGACTGTGAAGGCGATCTTTTTGCCGCCGTAACTCTGCAGGTCTGACACCCGCTCGATCGTCACCATGCCCATCACCAGGCCGATAAAGCCGCGCCCCATCCGGATCAGCGGCAGCGGCACGCCGCGGCCTTGCGTCAGCCGCATCGCCTCATAGTCCGGCAGCCCGCCGATCTGATCGGGGTAGAGCACACCTCGCACCTGCATCTCCGGGCGCCGCATGCCGTGGAATTGCGCGCCATCGGTCGCGCCAAAGCGCGGCACCTCGGCCCAGATCGCCTCGGTGGTGGTCTCGATCTCCTGGCCATTGAGCCCGACGACGCGGAAGATGTGCGGGCCGATTGCCATCAGCGACATGCATCACCCAATGTCGAACAGCGCCGAGTTCGCGTTGCCGAGTTGCGCCAACTGCCGGCCGATCTCCTTGCCGATCTGGCCGCCATCCTTGCCGGCGCCGTTGACATTGATCACCACCTTGACCGGGCGGTTGACGCTGGCGCCTTTGCCCGGCGTCGCCGGAGCGGCTGGCGCCGGGGGCTGCGGGCGGCTACCGCCGAGCCGCGGTGCGATGGTCGGTTCGGCCGTGAAGTTGAAAATCGCTTTGATCCGATCGGCGATCGCTTGCGCTGCGGTGATGGCATTGGCGCCCTCGGCTGAGATCGCCTGCGTGATCCGTTGCATGGTGCCCTCAGCCTGATCCGCAGCTTTTGGAGGCACCAGCGAGAAGTTCCTGGCAGCGGCTTCCTTGAATTGCAGCCAGGCGTCGATCTCTCCGGACGGCGGCGTTGTGGGAGCTGGCGGCTGTGCCCCCGCTGCTGCTTTCTTGCCGAACAGCAGGTCGCCCCAGAACCGGGGCATGTCCTTGACGGTGTCTTTCAGCGTCTCCCAATAGCCCTTTTCGGCGATCGACAGGCGCACTTCATCCGTGCGTTTGGCGATGGCTTCGAGCACCGCGATCGCCGGCGTCGATTCAGCGACATATTTGCCCAACGCGACGCCAGCGGCGGACCAGGCATTGGCCAAGCGATCGATCGACGCCTGCGCATCGTCGGTCACTCGGACGATGTCGGTACTGATGGTGCCAGCGGACTTGGTATTGATTTCCGCGCGAAGCGAACGAAATTCTTGCTTCAAGGAAATAAGCGCGTTGATCGCCGTCAGAGACTCGTTCTCGGTGAAGAGCTTCGGAAGCAACGACCGATCCCCTTTGGTCGCACGCTCGGTCAGTTCGATCAATGTGTCGAAGAGCGACCTGCCTTCCTTCTTTGCCTTCTTCAGTTCCTTTGCGAGATCAATACCCATCTTTTTGAAGTTGTTTTGGGTGTTGGTTGTATCGATTTTGGTCAGCAGATCGCGGATGCCTGCGAAAGTCTTTTCATCATTGCCGGTCTGCTTTCTGACAGTTTGTAACGCGGCAGCGAGATCAGCGAGGCGATCAATTCCCTCTTGACCGGCGCGCGCCCAGACCGCTCCAAGCTCAGGGAAATAGTGAGCCATGGCCTTCAACTCGAACTGCCCCTTCTTGCCGGCGTAGGCGAGTTTGTCGAATGCCTCTGGCAGCTGATCGGCCGTGATCTTGAGGTTGGTCAGCATCGCGCCAGAGGTACCCGCCATATCCTGGACGGCGGCACCGGATGCCTGCGCTGCTTGCACGATCGGGCCCAGCATCGCTTCCGCAACCGGCAGCTCCCTGCCTTGCGTCACCAAGTCCTCCAAACCGAGCAAAACCTGTTCGACGGGCATGGCGTATTTCTGTGCCCAGGCTCTCACGTTGGCTGTCGCGCTCTCGACCTCCGGCTTACTCGCATCAGCGGTGATGCCGACGCGCGTCATGCGCCGATCCAACGCGGCAAAATCCGTGTATTTTTGACCGACCGCCGTGGCCGCGCGATAGCCTCCATAGGCGACACCCGCGACACCAATCGTTCGCGCCCCGAGGCCGAGAAACGTTGTGCCGCCACTGCCACCGTGGCCGCCATCATCAGGCGCGTGCGCACCTCCCGAACCGATGGGGACATGCGCCGCGCGGGCCTCTTCTCGGACGCGTTTCAGCGCGCGCGCCAGCCGCTCAGAAGCGGCGGTCGCGTTGCGCAATCCACTCACCAGGCGCTCCGCATGCGCCCCGTCAAGCTGCCGCAACGTGCGTTGCATCTGCGCCAGCGCACGTTGGCCGCGCTCAGCCTCAACCTTGGTTTTGCCGAGATCGCGCGCGAGGCGGTCGGCTTTGGCGGTTTCAAGTTTCTTGGCGCCGACCGCAGTCTTTTGCAGCGCCGCGTCGGCAGCCTTGGCCTCAACCTTGGTCTTGCCGAGATCGCGCGCCAGCTTATCGGCTTTGGCGCCATCCAGCTTTTTGGCGGTCCCGGCGATCTGGTCGAGATCGCGCTTGGCCTCCTTGGCGGGGCCGGACAGCTGATTGATCAGTCGCAGCCGCAGCGCGACATCGAGACCACTCATTCCTACAGCCTCAAATTCCGGCGCTCGCCGTCAATCTCCACCGCCTCAGCCCACCACAGCAGCAATTGATCCCAGCTCATCATCAGCACCGTCGGCAGCGGCGTGGAGAGCACGGCTGATACCCGAGCCGCGATCGCCCGCCATTCAGTCAGCGCTACGACGAGCGGAATGCCTCGCGCAGAAACCGGGGCAAAAAATCGTAGGCCACCGCCCGCAGTGTCTGGCCATCCTCGGCATCAAGCCCGCGCAGCACCGCCGCCGGCAGGCTCGTCATCACCGCGACGATCTCGTCGAGGTCGCCGTGCAGCTTGGAGGCGACCAGCTGATCGATCTGCGCGATCGACAACCGCCGCACCTCAATCTGAGTGATCTCATTCCCGTCCAAGCTAAACGGAAATGCCAGCGGGATTGTCGTGCCGCGCGTCCCGGTGAATGCCAGCGTCGCCACATGTTGCGACTGCGGCGGCTCCTTGGCGACAGACTGTTCCGCCTCAGCAGGCTCCACCGGCGCACCGTGGCGCCGGGCATAGTCCGGCGATCCTTCGGGTGGCTGCACCGGCTGCAATTTCGGCTCGGCGTCGATCGGCGGCGGCAGATCATCGAACATTAAAAGCTCCCTTGAAGCCTCTTAAAGAGGGTGCCGGTACTCTCCCGGCTGTCACGCCTTTGCCGTCCGGCGTTCGACACAACGATTTGCTATGGCGGTCGTTGAATGTCCGCCCAGGTTTCCTCCGCGAGACTAAGGCGCTGCAGCAACCTGAAAGCCGCCCACCTTTTCGGACGCCATCTCTGGCGAAACTACTTGCTCGTCTCTCCGAGCCGTCACATCCATGCTCAGACGTTGCAGCCGATCTCCGCCGATCGGCAAGCCTACTCCTGGACTCCACGGCAGCTTCGCTCGTTTGTCCCGCTGCCGCTTCGTCGTCCAGTTTCGCTCGGGATCGATTACCCTGCGATCCGCAGAATGCGATTATCGACAGCGCTCCCGACAGTCTGGCCGTAGCCCTGCCAGCTGTTGGTCGCGAAATTGAAACGCGCGATCACGCCATGGCCCTCGACCACGTCCTCATAGTCCGTGATCGATTTGATGTGATAGGCGTAGCCTTGCATGCCACGGCCTTTCATCTCGTCCGGGTCGGCCTCCGCGAACACGCCTCGCATGGTGATAATGCGCTCGCGCCGGACGCCGGTCAGCTCATCCTGCAGCAGCTCGTAAATCGTCCAGAGCCGACGATCCGACAGCGACATGCCGAAACGGCCCTGGACCTGGGGTGGCATGCCCTTGAGGTTGAACTGCAGCGTCAGCGGCTCAATCGAGCCGAGCGGAACGTCCAGTTCCATGATGCCGCCGCCTGGTAGAAACGCCTCGGATTTAACTTTGGGGCTCGGCAGCTTGTAGCTCGCCAGCGACATCCAAAGGTTGAGATCGTCGGCGTAGATATTACCGGCCTTGCGCACAAAATCCATGATGGCTCCTTAGATGACCGGGGTCAGGTTGCCGAGCGCCTGCTGGATGTCAGCCGCCAAGAGATCGAACGCGGGCAGATAGGTGCGCATGCCGATCTGCATGTCGCTGATCGGCGGCGTGTTTTCGTGCGGCAACTCGATGCGCAGGATGCCCTGGCGCATATTGGCATTGGGGTTGAGGCCTCGGTCGAAATAGCGCGTGTAGCCGACCACCACGCCGAGCTTGATCATCTCGTCGAGAAAATACTCGATGGTCTTGACGATCAGCAGCGCGTTGTGAGCGGTGAAATTCTCGCCGCGCCATCGACGCAGCGCCGCCGGCAGCGACGCGCGGATCGCATTTTCCGTGCGGACTTTATTGATGAAACGCCAGCTCGAATCGTTCGACAGGGTCTCGGACCCAAAAAGCTCCTTACCCTCAATGAACGTGTTGACGCCGGCCGTGACCAGGAAATTGGCCTCGTGATCGACCTCGCCGTCATAGTACGACACCGGCCGCGCGGTGCCGACGATTGCCGACGATGTTTGATTTTCCGGCGACCAATAGGGCCCGCCGCGCTCGCGGTCGCGCTTGGCCATCAGCGCCGCCACCACGGTCGACGCCGGGCGCGTCAGGATGGTGTCATCGAGACCATCGCGGACCGCAAAGCGCCGCACCGCCGGGTCGATGGCATAGAGATAGCGGCCATTGTCGCGCTTGAGCCGCTCCGCCCACAGCGCCGCCTCGGTGTAGCCAAGGTTGGGACCATCGACAATGCCGATCGCCAGCAAGCGCTTGGCGACGGCCATCATCGCCAGCGCTGTCGGATTGGCGACCGGGCCAACGCTGACGGTGCCAGCGGCCCCGGCACCGTCACCGCTGATCGTCATCGTCACGTCGGTGGTGATCCCAAAGCCGGCATTGTCGATGGTGACACCGACCACCTTGCCCCCCTCAACGATGGCGGTGCCTGTCGGCACCACAGTCGCGCCGGTCGAAGCAAAAGTCACCGTCGCCGCCGAGTAGCCGGAGCCCTGATCGGTGATCAGCACCTTGGTGGCGCCGATCGGGCTGTCGTTGCAATAGCCCGGCGCCAGGATGATGCCGGGACGCACCGTGGTCTGGGCCCGCGCGTCGAGCAATCCCCACAACCCCGTGCGATCGGATGGGTCGCCGATCACCGCGCCAAGCTGCTCATTGCGCGTCGTCCGCTTGGGGACGCGGCGGATGATGATGCTGGGATTGACGCCCTCGGAGAGGATGTCGTCGATCGCCATCGACAGCTCGCCGGCGTCGCCGAGCTTGGCGATCTTGTCGGCCTCGTCACCATACAAATGGACGTTGGTGTCGAGTGGGAATAGCGAGGGGTTGGCGTCGTCGGCCGGCGCGACGATCGCGATCGTCGAAAAATCGGGGACCTGGACTGTGACGACGTCGCCGCCGGCATCGATAAAGCGGACGCCGTGATTTTTGGTGAGTGCAGCCATGGACCTTGCCTGATCGTGGATCAGGAGGACCCTATGGCGCCGGCCGTGATCTGCAAGCCGCTGACAGCTGTCAGCGATGGCAATTTCCAGCTGCGCCGCTTGCGGTCTATAGCATCGCGGCCGAGGCGAACAATCCGTCAATCTGCGCGGCCGACTGACCGTGCGCAGCGCCGATGATCGAAACCAGCGGATGATCGCGACGGAATTCGGCGGCGCCAGCGAGCAGCATCCGCGCCGTAAACTGCTCTTGCGGATCGGTGAGCGCATCGATCGCGGTGTTGAGCGGGGCCGGGATCACGCCGGCCATAGCCGCGAGCGCCTCAGCCTCGGTGATGTAGCCTGACATCGCCAGCGCCTGATAAAATTGCCGGCGCGACAGCGGGATCAGCGGCGCCGCAACGGTCTCCGCGGAGGGCGATCCGGCGGCCGGAGCAACAGGCTGCGGCGGAGCCTGTGGCACCACGCCCGCCGCTTCACACTCGGCCAGCAATTCTTCCGTTGTGAGATCGAACTGCGCGAGCGCATCGCCGACAGACTGCTGGCGCCAGGCAGGTGGCTCACCCGGTCCCGCATCGTTGACCCACATGGTGGTGGCACCGAGGATTCGGCGCAGCGCCTCGGCGTAGGCATCGGTGCCACGGAGCGCGTTAAGATCGGCTTTGTTGTTGATGATCATGGCTTGAAAGTCCCATCGAGAGGCGAAGATTGAACGTGTTGGCGAAGTCCGCATGGCCCGACCAGGCGGCAATGAATTTGTCGAGGCGTTCGGTGTCCCCTCGGGCGCGCAGCGATCGGATGGCGCGCTTGGCGCGGGTGACGCTCTGGCGGCGCAGCAGCCGATGATCGGACCACACGCGGTAGCCGAGAAAGTTGACGCCGCGCGCCACGCTCTGAATGCTCCATTTGGAGAAGGTCAGCTTCAGCTCGCGTGCAGCCAGCTCCTCGATCGAGCCGCGCACCTCGCGCAAGCGGGCCGGGTCGCGGCCGAGCACGACAATGTCGTCCATGTACCGAAACCAATGCCGCTCGCCGAGCACGTCGTTGAGGTATCGGTCGACCACGCCGCCATAGAGGTTGGCGTAAAGCTGCGACGTCAGACTGCCGATCGGCAGCCCGACGCCTTCCGGCGGCGTGATCGCCTCGATCAGCCGGAGCGTTGCCGCGCAACTGATCTTCCTTCGGATCAAGCTGTGCACCACTGCGCGGTTGATCGAGTGGAAGTATTTCGAGAAGTCCGTTTTGAGCGCGTAGAGCGGCGACCCGAGCCGCACCAGGTCGGCCTGCAGCGCCAACACCCCGCAATGCGTCCCCATTCCCTTGCGGCACGCGAAGGTGCGCGGCAGCAGCGTCCGGTCGAGGATCGGGCCGATGATCGCGACCAGCGCGTGCTGGGCGACGCGATCCCGGAATGAATGCGCGGTGATCAAGCGCGGCTTCGGCTCCAGCACCGAGAACTGCCGCACTGGATCGGGCTTGTAGGCCCCGCCGCGGATTTCCGCGGAGAGGTTCATCAGGTTGACTTCGAAAAATTCCTTGAAGTCGAGTGCGGAGGCGGTGAGCCGCCGGCCGCGAGCGGTCCGCTTCAGGGCGAGCCGCATATTGTTGTCCGCCACGATGCGGTCGATTAGATTCCGATACTTCCTTGCCATTACGCCAGTTGATTACCGGGAAGGCGGGTTTCGATGAGCTACTCCCCGCCCTCCCGGGCCTTTCCATGTATTCGCCGAAGCAGGTCGATCGGGCTGACCACCAATTGAATGATGATCGGCCCGCGGGGCCGTAGCCGTCGCGGAGCCCGGAATGGTCGTCACAGCGACCGCGCGCCCCGATGTTGCCGTTGGAGTTCCACGGATAGTTGTTCCAGTTGGACGCGCGCGAACCACAATTCGCGGCGGGTTCACCCCAGTTGCCACCGAAGATCGCGGCCTGCATGTTCCCGATCAACCTCCACTCTTCACGGTCTTGATCCAGGCGCCGAGCATCTTGCCCACCTCCGCGATCTTCACAGCGGCAGTGCGGTGTTGATGCGGGGTGATCAGCTTGCGGGCTGGATGGACCATGAAGCGTAGCCAGAACCGCAGGAGAGCCAGGTTGGCGTCGGCCGTATAGAGCCGCGACGCCTGACGGGACTTCCCCGCGGAAATCAAAAGCTCGACCTGGCCGAACATCGCGGCAAGGATGGTGTCGCGCGCGACGCCATGCTTGCGCGGGATGTTCTGCAGGATTGGATAGAGATAATCCACGAGCTGCTCATACTTCTCGACGATCGCCAGCCCTTCGTAGACCGCGTTGTCGTCGCGCACGATGGCCGAGGATTTGTCGATCCCCGGCGACCCGGCGCTTCCGCGCCGGGTATTAGACATGGCACAGGTGGTCACAGCGACCGCGCGCCCCGACGGCGCCGCTGGAGCTCCACGGAGAGCTGTTCCAGAAGGACGCGCGCGAACCACAATTCGCGGCGGGTTCACCCCAGTTGCCACCGAAGATCGCGGTAACGAGGTTGATGTCACCGCCAATGTATAGCTGCCCTCGACCACCGTTGAGATTTCGCCACGCCCAGCCGCCGGTTCCGTCCCAGCGAGTGCTGGTATCGCGCGTCCAGGTCCACATGTTGCCGGTGATCCCAGTTGCACCGATCATGCTCGTGCGCGGCGCATCCCAGATATTGTTCACCGGGTCGGAGCCGATCGTCGAATTTTCGACAACGCCATAGGCGGCCAGCATCAGCTCATCCACGCTGGCGAGTTCAGCGCCGTAGGCGCGCAAGCATTCGTTGGCGGTGTACTTCGTGAAGTCCGAATAGGTCGTTGAGCCATTGCCGCCGAGCACCGCCGGAATTTTTGGCGGGCTCGCTCCGTCCGCGATCGCCATGTTGTAGCGGAACGGGCCAGAGGCTACGTGATCAACTATGAGCCCATAGATACTAATCCAGCAGATTCCATCAAGGTTCAGCGTCCAACCCCGCGGATCAGGCGCTTTCGGGCGCCATTTCAGGTCCCAAAGAGATCGTGGATTGATCTGCGGCGTGGTGTTTCCGCCGGTGTTGTATCCGGTCGCGGACCCTCCTGGCGCATAGTGAAAGCCGCCAATCTGGCGGCTGGTCGTGGCGGTGAAGCCGGTTGCGGCCGTGAAGCTCGCATCGGCTCGCAACGTCCCGTCGTTGCATAGGTAGATCGCATAGTCGGTGCCGGCGGTGAGCGTAGGCATCTGCACCGCGGTCGCCGCAGCAAAGGTGTAGATCACACCAGCAAGCTCGATGACGGTGCCCGCCTTCAGGCTGACGGTGGCGTTGGCGGTTCGCGTGAACGCGACGCTCGTGCGGTCCGCCTTGGCGAACACGCCGCGGCTCGCATCCCAAATTCCGAGATTGACCAAGCCTTGCTGTTTCTGAGCAGGCGTCGCGCCCTGGTCAGCATCGAGCCGCAGGCGATTTCCGACGCTGGTCAGCAAGCCGGCTAGCGCGGTGTCGTCGGCGGTGAGCTTCGCGGCGATCTCGACCAGAGTGTCATAGGCGGTCGACACGCCGCCCTTGAGTGCGTCGATCGCCGCAGTGATGTCGGCCGGCGTCGCCTTGGTGGCGATCAACGCAACGATCGCGGCAAGCGTCTGATAGGCCGGATCAACACCGCCGCGCAGATCAGCGAGGATGGCGGCCCGGCGATCGGGCGTCAGAAACTGGCGCCCGGAAGCCTCTTCTTGGACCGATGCCGCCGGCACGCCGGAGCGATAGTCCGTCAGCAACGCCTCGATCTCGGCCGCGCGCGGCGAAATCTCGGTCTCGATGACGCGCAACAAGCGCGACAACAACACTCTTTCGCTTTCGCCGATACCGGCGATTGCGGTTTCGAGAGCATCGAGTCGCAGGTCGGCATCGCGCCTGAAGTTGTTTTCGGACTTCAGGATTTCAGCAGCCTTGCTGACGCGGTACTCGGTCTCAAATTTGCGAGCCATGAATGTCCCCGACGTCAGACCGGCGCGTAGCCGGTGACCTTGTCGGCGAATTCGCTCGCCAGCACCTTGCGCAGCAGCGCGCCAGTGACATCGGTTGTCGACCGTTGGCCGAAACCGACGCCCTGCACCTTGAACCGGCTCGACACCTCGACCCGGTAATAAGCCGCATCGTCGATCGACACGGCGGCCGCACCTTCGGCGATCGTCTCGTTGTTCTTCTTGGTGGCCATCTAGATCACTCCGTTCCGTGGACGCGGCGCTCGACGTGATAGGTCACGCGCGCATTGTTGGTGGTGCCGACAAAATCTATCTTGCAGGTTGAGATACCCGGCGCAGTGAAGTTGAAGGTCCACACCTTCTCCACCGCATCGGCCCGCACGAGCCCGTCCGGACCGATCACCGGTTTGGTCTCGACGGCATCGTGCGTCTTGAGGGTCGCGTAGCCAGCCCCATGCTGCAGCCGCGCCGCGAGAGTGTGGCGGTCGGCATTCCAGGCGCCGACGACAGCGCGGACGATGACCGTCTGCAGCGACGAGCCGAACGCAACGACTGGGGTGATGTGACGTAGATCGTCATCGGCACGGAACACCTCGACCTCGCTAGCGCCCATGTCGAGGATCGGCATAGCCCATTCGTTGCCGCTCAGAACGACCCTAAAATCGTAGTAAGGGGTGACCCCGGCGCCGAACAACGTGTCGTCCCCGGCGGGGGCCTCGATCGTCTGCCAACTGCCGCCGACCTGCAGTTGGAATTTGCGACTGGAATTTTCAGGCACCACCTCGGCATTGCGAATTCGGATGTTGTGGATCCCGCCGTCGAGATTGACCCCCTGCAGCAACACCGTCAGGTCGGTGAGCGTGAAGCGGCAATACTCGGTGACGTGGCAGATGTCGCGCGTGAGGTCGCCGATGAAGAAACGGCCGTCGGTGCTTTCAAAGTAGTTTCCCTGCAGGAACTTCTGGCCTTCCGCATAGGCGACGGTGACGTCGCCTGTGGTGGCAAACAGATAGGCGTACTGCTTGCCGCTCTCGCGGAACACCGGCGTCGACCACGGAAACCGCGTCGTCTCGGGCCACACCTTGAACTGACTTGCGCCAAGCGTGGTCTTGGCCAACATCCGCCCCGGCACAGGCCGCCCGTCGTCGCCGCACTCGACCAGTGCAACGGTGACCTCGGCGCCAGCCGACCAGGACTCGATCCCAAGCCGCATGCCCGGCGACCAGCGATCCTGCGACTGCAGAGAGCTTTGCGCCTTCAAGACGCCTTGAATGGTGTGGTTTACCGGCGCGTAGACGTTGTACGGCGTGGAGACCGTTGTGGTCCAGAATTTGCGGACGCGCAGGATGGCGTGGCCGAGCCCCCACTGGAAGCGGTCGTTGGTATATTGCGCGAGCTCATAGGTTTCGTTGCCGATCCGGAAGATGCCCTTGGCGGGATCAAACTGGCCACTCTGCCACCAAGCCGAGTTGGTGCACGTCTCGAAATAGTCTCCGTAAGCCGTCTCCTGGCGGCTCATCAGCATCTGCGTCAACTCCATGGTCTGATAGACCGTGCCGCCAAGCGGCAGCGAGCCGGTGCGATCGAGAAGCTTGATGCCGTCGACAATGACGTATTTCGGACAGATCAGCCCGGCGCTGGCGTGCATCAGGTTGCCGTCGTTGACGTTGTAGAGCGCCAGTGGCCTCTTGTCCTGATTGGCGGCCGGAAATCGAATGCCTTCCAGGACGCGCGCCTTGTAGTCAACGTTCGCAGTGTCGCTCTCGCCGTCGTCGAGGAAGTTGTCCGCGCCATAGGGCGATCCGGTGTCGGGAATGTCGAGCCGATCCTTCAACATCGCGACATCGCCCTGCAGCGTCTGGATAGTGATTGCCGAAACGCCAGCGTTCAGCTTCCGCGCCAGTGCGGCGAGGTCGTTGCGCAGACCTGCCATTTCCTGGTCGACCAGGCCAAGCCGTGTAGCCAGCCCGGAATAGGCGACCGCGAGGGCGTCCAGCTCAGGTGCCTCGTTGGCGGTGCGCATCGTGATCGTCTCAATGCCACCGGTGCCAATCAGAATGTCGGCGATCGCCACCGTGCCGAGCGGGATGGACGGCTTGACCGGAATGACGGACGGTGAACCAGGATAGGCAGTCAGGATCGCGTTGCGAACCTTGGCCCGCGCTCCGCTCGACGGCACCTGCTGGATGGCGGTGCCACCTCCTGACTGCGCCACCTCGCGCTCGTAGTTGCGCGCCTCGACATAACCGTCCTCTTCGCGCCCCTGACCGATCAGCGTGACGTAGACCTTCTGCCCGGCGGTAATCGGAATGAACTCCGCGACCGACATCTGCAGACTGGCCCTCAGCGCATACATTGCGCCGGCATCGTAGATGCGCCCCGGCGACACCTCGATCGCACTGAGACCCGAAGTGACGGTGGTGAAGCCCTTGTAAAGACGCCCCGAAACCAACAGATCGTCGGTCAGCCTCGTGATGCCATCCTGCGGGAACGTGCCGATGCGAGACAAATCCTCGTCGGTCACTTCCTGGTCGACGTCGATGATGACGCGCTCGAACATTTATCACTCCTTCAGCGGTTGATCACGGCCCCGTAAACGGTGTCGTCGGGGAGATTGACGAGGTCGCCGTAGACCAGCGGCCTCAGTGAGTTGATGTCGACAAACAGTGTGTCGCGCGCGGCCTGCGTCACGCCGACCGCATTGAGCAATTCCGCAACGCGCTCCTCCGGACCGCGCCGCACGTAGCGACCTTTCACAGGAAAAGCCCTCTGCGCCGGCCCGGGCGCGTGCACGAGGAGCGAGGCGGTGAACGCCTTGCGGCGCAGCCGCGAGCGACCGACGCGATTGCGCATGCGGCCGAGCTGCTCGGAGCCGCCATCGGCCAGCCTGATGGACAAATAGGCCTGCTCGTCGGCTCGGTTCGGCCGAACGCCGCGACGGCGCCGCGACCGGCAAGCGAAGAGGCCCTGGCCACCTGGTCGCGCTTCCCACATTCGACGCGGTTCGGCATCGATCGCACTGAGCCCGGGCGATACCGCATTCGGAATGAACATGTCGCCGCCGGTCGCGAACGACAGCGCGATGACTCGCCGACCGGCAAGCCGCCCATCGGCAACGGAGCGACCACGGAATCGTTTGCCGGCCTGAACCGTCGATCGCTGAGGACCGGGGATGACCAGGCGCTCGGGATCGGATAGTAGGCGACCGGAGTCATCGATCCGCACGCCGGCAAAAACGAGCGTTTGGATTGAACCGTCGCGATGCAGCTCGGCACGCCGCCGTCCGAGAACGACGCGAGCCGCCGATCCGGCAAAGAGCCGCCCGACGAAGCGACCCTTGCGCTTGGTCTTGATCCGATAGGCGGCGAGATAGATGCGGATTTCAGGAAGACCCGACAGCCAGGCGGCATGACTGCCCGCGGTCGGCGTGGCGCCGGCGAACAGCGCATGTCGCGGCAGCCTCGCCCGCACCAGCTGCGCATCGACATAGCCAAGCGCCATGCGATAGCCGGCGACCGTGGTCTTGGCCTCGTGATAGGCGGGCGACTCCGCGATCACCTGGCGCTTGCGGTGCTCCGGCCAGGTCGACCTCCAGAAATCGACCGACCACGCCCACGCAAGCAGCGGCAATTGATCGGCCGGACACTTCCACGGATCCCACAAGGTGCGCAACAACTCGGCTTCCGCGAACAACCTCGGCCATCGGCTGGCATTGACAAGGCTGTGACAGCGTTCGGCGACGCCGGCGATGGGAAGAAGCGACGGAAACTGGACCGTCATCGAACGATCTCCACGCCGACCTCAATCGAACTGATCCATGGCGCGCCGTCGTCGCCGCCAACAACATCGTCAAGCGGCGCCGGAACCATCACATGCTGAGTGGCGCCGACCATCGCGACGGCGCCGACGGCCTGCCGGTGCAACACCCCACCGATCCGGTGGCGTTGCGCGCCGAGTGCGGCGATCGCCGTGGTCGCTGCAGCAACCACCACTGCGCTGTCAGGACCATCCGGGATGGCCAACACAGCCTGCACCGTGGTCGGAACGATCCGCGCCGGACGCACCGTGACGATGTCCGTCGATTGCGATGCGGCCTCACCATCAAAGGCAGCTTGAATATCGCCGATCAAGGTCTCGGGAGCCGCGCCGTCGCCCGCGCGGGCGAGGATGATGAGGTCGATATGCCCGCCCGGTCGGCGCAACACTCGGACGTCCTTGACCCGATCGCCGAACAGCTTGCGGACCCGCCACGAATACCCTCCGGGCGTGAGACCGAAGAGAGGACGAGCTTCGTCCGACAGCTGCGCGCGCTCGCGCAATTCCTCGTTGCTCTCCAGCACCTCGGCCGTGGTGTCGGTTGCCGGCGCCAGCACCAGGCGCGTCGTCGCTTTGTAGGTCAGCGCGAGATGGTCGAGGTCGGCGTCAACTGCCGTGGCGAGACGCAGCGCGTTGGCGTGGTCGTTGATCGTCTGCTCGACAGCGAGTTCGCCATAGGTGAATTCCTGCTCGAGCACGACGTTGGGATCGAATTGCGTGACCGGATTGCCGGAGGCGTCGATGACGTCGAACGCCGGCAACGACGGGTCTTTCGCGCGCGCCGCGTCCCACAGCTCCTTGAACTTCAACAGCCGCGCCGTCAGCGCAGCATCGTAGTCGATCTTGACCAGCGTCGGAGCGCCGAGGCGCGATAGGTCGAGCGAAGATGCCGTTGTCATGGCGTCACCGCTCCCGAGCCGCGCGCAAGCGTCGTCACCGGCACGCGCAGATCGACGTCTTCCGCGACCGAATAATCGCCGAGATGGCCGTAGGGGTAGAACACATACGAGATCAGGAAGCCGATCGCGCCGTTACGGCCATCGACCAGGTCCGGCTCGATGGTGCGAAAGCGCACCGCCGGCTCTTGCTCGTGAACGGTGGTAACCATCTCGGCATAGGCGCGTAGCACGTTGACGGCGGTCAGATTCTCACCGCGAAGCGCGCGCAGATCAGAACCGAGATCGAGCCGCATGACACGGCTTCCCTTGCGTGTTGCCATGATCCGGCGCACGCATTGCTCGGCGTGGTCGCGGCCACGCAGCACGCGGCCCGTCCTCGCGTCGATCCCGGTCCTGATGGTGCGCCCCGCCACGATTACTTGCCCTTTCGCGTGCCCTTGTCAGCGGGCTTGTCGTCGCTGGTGGCGGCCTCCGGCTTGACCTCCTCGAGGCCGCCCCAGGGCGCCTCGGCCTCAAATTCGCGCGCGGTCAGCGAGACGATTTCGCCGACGGCGCGCATGCGGCCGCCGATCGGCCGGCGAATAGTGATGCGATAGTCCTTCGTGGTCATGTCTCACACCTTTGCTGTGACTTGCTTGGCCGGGCCGGCTTCGGTCGAAACCGGTGCCGATGCTTTCTCGTCTTTGGCATCCACGCCCAGATGCCATTTGCCGACCACGTGGCCGTGGCCGTTCTTGACGGTCACGTTGGCACCATCGCCCGTCAGTTCGATCTCGTTGTCGCCGACCTTGGCGAGGATCAGCCCGTCCTTGATGCGCAGCGTCGATTTGCCGACGACCACCACCAAATCCTCGTCACCCTTGGGCGCGGGATGATCGTCGTCATAGGCGGCGCGGATCGCGATCGACCCGGAGCCGACCACGCCGGATGGTGATAGTAGCCGCATCTGCTCGCCCTCGGCGGGCTTGGCTTTGATCTTGAGTGCGCCGGCGCCGAGCGGCTGCACCAGCACCCACGGCGATTCCACCACCTTGTCGGTCTCGGGATCGCGGCCGATCTCCATCTTGACCTGCCAATCGTCGCCGGCCGCGCGGACCTTGAGCACCTTGCCGGTCATGACGACGCGCGCCACGCGCTGGTCGACCTCGCCGACGCGCTTTTCGAGATTGCGCAGATGCCGTAGCAGCGCGCGGACTTGCGGGTCGGTGATCATACCGGGCCCTCCGCATCCAGTTCTGCGCCGTCGAAATCTTGCACGATGTCGATGCGGTGCGGCACCAGCGGCAGGCTGCCAAAGCCCGCCATCGTCTGCTCCCAGGTCACCGCGTAATATGCGGCGCCCTTGGCAAACATTTCTGAGGTAAACAGCGGCCGGGCATCGGCTTTGGTCGGCGCCGTGACCGATGTCAGCCCCCAGCGCGGGATATCGAGATCGCCGAGCAGCTGCAGCAGCCCTTGCGAGAGTGCGAACGCCACGTCTTGCCGCGCGACGGCCTTGCCGCCGATCGCCATGTCGCCGGTGACGATATAGGCCGCGATCTCGACGGTCATGGCCCACGAGCCATCGAGATCCCCAGCCTCTTTCCAGCGCACCGCAGCGATGGCGATCATCGGCGGCGCGAATATCTCGGCGTTGATAAGGTCGGCGACGTCGATGCGCCCGGGATGATGGCGCACCGCGACGCCCGGAAAATGTGTCTTTAACGTCGCTTCCAGCGCCGTCATCAGGCGGATCAAAGCGCAATCCTGAAGCCGCTCCGCGAGCGTTGCAGGCGCGATCATTTGGCCACCAGATGCTTGGCCACGAAAGCGGTCGCGAGCCGATCAATCTTGGCCGCATCCTCAGCCGACATCCCAACGAAGGGCCGAGCCGGAATGGTGACCGACTTTTTGCTCACATGGCGGCCACCAACTACAAAAGACAGCCGCTCGGCATTTTTGGCGCTGATCGTCATGCCCTCCTGGTGGACGTGCGCGAATTGCCAGGATGAGCCGACCTCGGTCTCGGTCGCCGAGGCGGTCCACGCGATCGAGCCCAGCAGATGATCGCCGGTGCGCAGCAGGATCGACGTGCCCTCGGCGTTGGCAGGCCATGGCGTGCCATCGGGCGACGTCTTGGTCGACAGGATGCGCTCGCGCGTCGAGTATTCCAGGCGCGCGCCGATGTCCGACATCAGATCTTCGGTCGGTAGTTTTGAGCCGATCCGGTCCAGCCCGGCGAGTGCCGAGGTCAGGTCAGACAGATCGATCTCGATGCGGACGCCGCTATCCATCACCAGCCCCGCAGCCGGTCGCGGGTCATCACCCGCTCATTGGCGATGATCATGGCCTCGTTGGGCGACACCGCGCCGGTCACAGTGCCGTCCGTGCCACCAGTGCCACCGCCGCCGGGACCATCAAAAGTCAACGCGGCCGTGCCTTTGCCGATCGCATTGAGCCGCGCGATCGCAACGTCGTAGCGCTCCTTGACGCGCTCATTCGAGCGGCCAAAGGAGAGCGCCACGCGATAGAGCGCAATATCGGTGGTGTAGATGCGCAGCGCGCCGCGGCTGTCATCATCGATCCGGTCGAGTTCCGCCCGCGTGTAGCGCGCTGCCAAGATTGCTCTCACTTCGGCGGTCGCGTCGATCAGCGCCGCCTCGATCCGGCTGTCGTCGCGCTCGCGCGTGGCCTCATCCGCCGCCAGGATGGTGGCCTCGGACGGATAGCGCGCCAGGACGTCGGCAAGAGCGGCAAAAGCGGTCATGATCAGCCTTCCGTCCCTGAAGCGACATACCGGAGCTGCGCGAGAACGCCATCAGCAAAGCCGAACAAGAACGAGCCCAGCTGTCTCTTGGTCTCTGAATTGTTCGGCTTGCCGAGAAATCGCTCAAGACCCGCGCGCAGGGTCAGGCCCGCGGCGGCGGCGGATGCGCCTTCCTGGTAGAAAGCATCGTCGATTTCTGCATTAGACATTGAGCCCCTCGCACTCTCTTGCGGAGATGCCGAGGGCGCTTACGCCCTCGGCGAGGCGGACGGTGTCCGCGGTGCAGCGCCAGTCCCGCGCGTGCACAAACTCAGTCGCGCCAGCCTTCGGCCACGGCACCGACAGCGTGGAGCTGCGCGTGCTGTTTGCGCGTGAGAGCGATGTCATCGCCGGCGGCATAGACATCGCCATCGTGGATCACCTCGCGGGTGACGACGTGGAGCTGCTGCTCGTTCGTCGCAGCGCTTTGCTCGCCTTCGCCTGCGGCCTTGTTCTGACCGGAAGCCTTGATCTGTTCCTTGGCCATCTTCGCCTCCGCTATGCGACAGCGTTTTCGATGAAGTAACCGACGTCCTTGGCGACGATCAGCTCCTTGACCTTCTCGCCAACCCGGACGCGCTCGCCGCCTTCCAGACCGATGTTCGGATCGGCAATCGAACCGGCGATGCGAGTGCCAACCTCGGCGGTGAAGCCGAAAGTGATGCCGCGCTGGTTGGTCGCGGCCGGATCGATGTAGAGCGCGGCGATGTGCTTGCCCCACACCCGCGACAGTGAGACGTCCTGGCCCTTCTTGGCGCTGTTGACGAAGCTTTCGCCGACCAGGACCTGCTTGATCTCCAGCAGCTGTGCCAGCTCCTCGCGAGAGATGATGCCCTTGTTGGTGAGATTGCCGCGCACGGCGTTGACCAGGTGCGGATGGCTGCGCAGCTTCGCCCAGACGGCCTGGCCCATGACCAAAGTGTTGGCGCGAAACACCAGCGTGCCGTCGATCGCCGCCATCAGCACGTCGATCGGGGTGGAGTTTGTGTAGTCCGACAGCTGCGAGGTGCCCGACAAGATCACCTTGCGGCCGGTCGAGTAGTTCGCGGCGTTGTGGATCAGCGCGGCGGCGCGGATTTCGCGGGCAAGCTGAATGGCGTTGGTGAGACCCTCGACCGCGCGCGCACGCGGATCGTAGTTCGACAGTCCGGCCGCGCGCTGGCGATTGGCCTCGTTGATGTCCGAGATCGGGATCATGTCGTCGAGGCCATGGTCCTCGGTCGAGCCGTCGCGCTCGGTGCCGGTGAACTCCATGCGCGCCGGCTGGCCGGTGCGACCGACGCGGGTCTCCGGCACGCTGAAACCTTCAGCGAGCGGATATTCGGTCCACTTGAAGCTTTCGGAACCAACAGGCACCCGCGGCAGCACGCGATCGGCGATCAGCGTCTGCGCCGGATTGGCGTAACCGACCGCCACCGCGGTCAGCACAGGATTGACGGTAAACGGTCGGTTGGGAGCCATGTGGCGTTACCTTGCGATTGATGATTTGGCGATTGAGGGGTTTGACGGCCCGGCCGCGTCACCGCTGCAGCCGGGACTTTTGCTCGCGCCTGTCGGTGACCGCGCTCTGGGTATTACGAGGCCGGGACGAAGACGGCCCCGGCGGCGACGATGATCGGCACGATGTCGCCCTCGACGCCGGACGCCTGCACCTGGCCGACGGTACGCACGGTCTTGGCGGCAGCGGCCGGCGCGGGCAGCGCAACGGCACGACCTTCGGCGTCTGAGGTCACCTGTGAGCCGCGATCGACGGCGCCGCCCAGCACGACCTCGGCAAGACCGAGCTGCACCACATCGACCATGCCGGCAGCCTTGGCACCGGGCGAGGTCGAGACGCCGAGGATCGGGGCGGCGTTGGAGGCGGCTTCGATGCCGGCCTGCTTGGTAGCGTGAAACGCAACGATCCGATTGCCCCGGATCGCAGCGTCGGCGACGAAGCTCTTGATCAGTGCTTCGGTCATGCGGAGACTCCATTGTTGGCCTGGACGACAGCATCGGCGAGAGAGAGAGAGAGGCCCGACTTGCTCGCGCCCTCAATCAGCGCGTGAGCCTTGGCGAGGAGATCGGACGGCGACGCAGCGTCGCCCGACGGCGCCGCGCGGGTGCCGAGGTCGGAGGCCTGCAAGTTGGCCGGCGTCGCGGCCAGCAGCGCCTGCACCTGCGCGAGACCCTCGGCGGTAGCGCACAGCGCCACGAACTGGTCGCGCTGCGCGGGAACAATCTTCTTGGCTGTCAGAGCCGCCTCGATCACGGCGTCGACCTTGGCCTTGTGGTCGGCCTGATCGCGCGCGGCGAGGTCCGCCTGCAGTGCCGCCACCTTCTGGTTAGCGGCGGTCAGATTGGCGAGCGCCTGGTCATGGACGGCCTTGTCGACCTTTCCGGCGGCCAGGGTGGTGATCGCCGAGAGGCACGCGGCCTCGTCGGCATTGTCCGCAAGGCCGAGCGCCTTTGCGATCTCTTTCGACATCGTCGTCTCCTGGTGGTTAGTCGGTTGTGCGGACGCGATCGCCGGCATTGCCAGAGCCGGCGCCGCGACGAGCGCGATCGAGTGCAGCCAAGTGGCGAGACCCGTCTCGGTGTGCGCGAAAGTCGGCGACACATAGCGATGCGTCTTCTTGGTCAGCGCCTCTTTGCCGGCATCCAGCATGTCGACGAGCGCATAGGTGCCATCGGGGCGCGCTTCGAGCCGCTTGATCCAGCCGACCGCATCTGCCCTGTCGCCACTGGTCGCCTTACGCGAGATCGCATGATCGAGATCGGACGGCACATCGATGCCATCGGCGGCAAAGCGCGCGACCAGGCGCTCAGGGTCAAACGTGTAGCGACGCCCGTCGCGCGTGACGATCTCGCCACGCGGCGTCACCTGCACCCAGCGCGGCCACTCGCCATTTGCCACAGCGAGCGCATCGGCGCTCAACGCGGTGACGCCGATGGCGACACCGGGAAGTTCGTTCGAGAGGCTTGCGGAGGGGTTTGTCATGGGTGCACATTTAGCGGTGCACCCCGCCGCAGGAGCCGCTGACAACTGTCAGCGGCGGCCATTTTGGGGGCCGATCTGACCCCATCGGCGGTCGAGACGTTCCTAACGCCAATAACGCGTGAGTAAAAGCACCTCTTTAACGTCGTGGTGCGAGTTTCGCGGCCGGATGTATGTCGGGAAGGTCAGCCCGGAAAACGCATCAGCGGCCGTTTTTGGCGATCTTGCGGCCGAGGGTGTTCGGCACTATTATCGACAGCGGCAGCCGAGGCAGTGTACCGTTCGAATGGTATATGGACGCGGGGATGTCACGACCCCCCGGCTGCTAATCATCCCTCTCTGATTTAAATCGGTCCTCACGCCGTCGGATATCGCGGTGACGCTTGGCATCGGCCGCGAACAGGGTACGTACTTGCAGGTAGCCTGTCGGTGATCGCCGGAGAACCAGAACCCAATGCACTCCGTCGATCACCGCAAGGACGTGCCGGATCGACCGATCGCCGCCGTCCAACCATTCACCCGTTTCGAGAATATTCTGCACCTGGCCGAAGCTGCTGATGTCCACCGCAGCATGCTTGCCGGTCTTGGCGGCGGTCACGTCGTTGGCCACAACGACAACGTCGCATTTGGCCTGCATCTCCTCAGCTGCTCGCTTCGACGCGGCAACAGGCAGGTGCACCCGCTCATTGAGTTTCGCTAAGGCCCGCGGCCAGTTGCCCTGCCACAGCTTGGCGATGGTGTGTCTTGCCCGGTCCGCGTCGACCGCAGCCAGCGTATCGGCGAGCTGCTTCACCAGCGTCCTGGCGCGCGCCAGGCCGGGATTGGTCTGCCACCCTGGATCAATGCCGCGCGGCACACGGGTGACCTCACCTGAGCGCTTGTTGACGTAGTCGGCCGCGCCGAAATCCTGCGGCTGGTCTGAATAGCCATCCTGCTGCAGATACTGATCGCGATCCTCCTGGTCGAGCTGCTGCACGCCGCATTTGCAGCCCCAGCCGTTTGGGGGAAAATGTGACTGCCACCATGGATGATCGACCGGCAGGATGGTGCCGACCCAGGCGAGATGCTCCGGCCGCTTGCGCTCCGCAACCGAGCGCACATAGACCAGATACGGGCGCGAGGACTTGGTGCGCTGGATGCGGTTCCATTGCCCTGCGGCGCGCGCCGATCGGACGTTCGACCAAAACGTCGTTTCGAGGCGGTGCGGCCGGGTGAAATCGACCACCTTGTCTTTCCACTTGCCTGTGGGATCGGAAACGACCTTCGGGCCCCACCATCCGCGCGGTGTTAAACGCGCCTGAATGTCGGCTTTAAAGGCTTCAAAACCAGTGCCGCTGCTCAACGCCTTGTCGATCGCCGCCTTGAATTCCGACAGCACGCGGGTCTCGGTAACGCCGGCAACCGTGAACGCGTGGGCATGTTCTTCGCCCCACACGTCGAGCCAAGAGAAGCGCGGCGTCAGCTCCTTGAGCCGGAAGTAGTCGAGGATCTCCGGCGGCGGTGTCATACCGCGTTTGACCGCCGCCAGCGAGGCGATCAGCTGCACCTGTTGCTGCCGTGTGAGCTGCATGATTAGTCGGCCGCGTCGCCGAGCCCGCGCGCGGTGGCCGTGAGCCGCGCCAGTGCCTCGGCAAGCCGCGATCCATCGACCTTGGCTGCGAGCTGCGGCAGCATGGCCTCAAGCTCCGCAAAGCTCGACGCGCGCGCGACCGCATCGCGCAGCGGCGCCAGCATCGGATCGACCAATTCCTCCCAGCCCGCCATCGCCTCGTCGACCAGCTGATCCAGATCATCACGCTCGGCCGGCGCGGCCGCGAGCGTCGCGGTGCGCGCACCGCCGCAGTCTGGGCAGGAGCAGACGCCGGCCGACAGCCGCGCCGCCTTTGGCTCCGGCTCATCATTGGCGGCGTCGGCTTGGTCGCTGCTCTGCCGTGGGGGCGTCAGCACCTTGTCGGTCTCGCCGGGCTCCGACAGGCCGAACTTGCTGAGGATTTCCGATTGAGACACGCGCAAGCCGAGCGGCACCAGCTTGGCGACACCGTCGGCCAGCGCCTTGGTATCCTCCGGCTCCGCGACCGGATACTCGACCGTTGGATAGACGTCCTGCGGCCCGAAGTTCATCGCGACCGCCCAGGTGATGTGATCGCGGTTGACGGTGTTGGCGAGTTGGCGACCGTCCGCGCGTTGGATGTCGAGCCGCACCTCGTTGTGTACCTTGGCCTGCGCCATCGACGCGCCGTTGTCAGAGGTCATGGTCTGACCAACAACGAGCTTCGAGACCTGTTTGTCGAGATAGTCGAGCAACTGACCAAACACCGCTTCGCCACGCTGACCTTTGGTCTCGACAAACTCCAATGCCATCCCTTGCGGGATGATCGCAGCGGCGTCGGCCGCGATCGAACGCACCGCCTGCAGCAGCGCCTTCTTGTCGGCCTCGCTCGCACCGGGATGGTAGCGCCCGAGCCGCAGCGGGATGCCATAAATCTCCGCGAACGCTGACCAGTCCTTGAGCGCGAAGGATTGCAGCAGGAAGGCCCAGGCGGCGGCGCGCGCGAAGCCGCGGCGGATCGGGATGCCGGCCTTGCTGCGCGGAGCATGCACGATGAAAGTCGGCTTTTTCAGAGGCTCGCCATCCATGCTGCCGTCGACCGCGAGCCGCAGTTCGGTCTGCGTCAGCAGATCGAACTGAAAGAACCGCTGATCGCGCCAGATGTACTTGACCGGCCGTAGAGCGCCACGCTCATATTCCCAGATTGGCTCGATCACCGCATAGCCCTTGGCAATGCCGTCCGTGATCAGCCCCGTCGCATCCTGAAAGTTCGGATCGGCGACCAGCTCGTGGACAAAATCGACGATCTTGGCCGGCACGCCCTTCGGTGCCTTGACGCTCGGCGCCACGCCCTCGATCGCCAGCCGCCGCGTTTGCACCTGGCTGGCATAGTGCAGATAGCGCTCCTCCATCTCCTCGGCGAGCGTCAGGTAATCGCGCGCCGAGCCGATCTCCGCCTGATGCAGCACATAGGCGAGCCGCTCGGGCGTAAGCCCGGAGGCGACGCGCTCGTGATGCACCGCGCGCACGCCGATCGTGGTGGGCGTCGCCACTTCTTGCGACAGCAGCGATGCGTCGATCGGCTGACCGTCCGGGCCCAGCAGTTTCACCATAGCGCGCGCCCTCCGGAGTTGGTTTGGAACAGGTTGGAGCCGGCTTCCGGTCGCGCCGACTGATAGCCGTCATAGACCGGCACGCCATCGCCAGCGGCGTGGATGCCCAGAAAAGCCGCCCAGGTGCGGTCGGCGTGATCGTCGTCACGCTCAGCGACGAATCGCGGCGCGCCGGTGGCGGACGCCACCTTGCGCAGCTTGTGCAGATCCGAGCGCAGCGCCGCGTCGCCCTCGCGGATGCGGACCTTGCGGTCCTCGAACGCTTCCTTGCCGGCGGTCGCCATGATGAGCTTGTTCGGACCGGTGAACAGCACGCCCTCGACCACGCCGCCCCATTTGGCCTGCGCGTCCTCGACCACCTTCTCGCCCATGCCGGTCTGGTCGATGCAGGCGCGGGCGACGCGGTAGCGCGTCATCACGTCGTCGAATGCCGCATCCATGGCGGCGAAGGTGGCGCGCTTCTGCTCGATGCGCTCACGCTCCCACAGCACGTCGCCGATCAGCTCCCACACCCAGATCACGTGCAGGTCGTTGCGCCGGCCGATATCGCGGCCGACGAAGCACGGATTGTTGCGATAGCCCTCGGGCTTGCCAGCGTCCGGATGCTCGCAGGATGAGATCAAGTCATAGGACAGCCAGGCGCTCGCCTCGTCGAGCCACTTCAGTTCGTACTCCTGCGACCAGGCATCGTCGTCATTGATGCCGGCGCGCAGCTCGTCGATATTGCGCGGCAGGCCGTCCGCGACCGCCCGATAGATGTCGACCACGTGGCGCGACCAAACATCATCGCTGCCGGTTGCCAGCTCGTAGAACTTATTGCCTTTGCCGTTCGGCGTGGAGGTCACGCGGAGCTGATGCCCGGCCGAGATCACCGGAAACAGCGCCTTCCAGATCGCGTGCGAATCCTTGTGGAACGCAAACTCGTCGAGGAAAACGTTGGACGAAAAGCCGCGGGCGGTGTCGGGGTTCGCGGGCAGCGCGGTGATGCGGCTACCGTGCGGCAGCGTCACCTCAAGCGCTTTGTAGGAGCCAGCCTGTCCCTCCCAGTCGAACTCCTGCGCCTCGAAGCCGAGCTGATAGGCAGCGCAATGGCGCTTGATGCCTTCGTCCATTGCTTCCTTGGCCTGGCGCTCACCGCGCGACAGGATCACCCAGCGCCGACGATGCTGAGCGACAGCCGCAGCGAAGCAATCGTCGGCGATTTCCAATGTCGTCGTGAAAGTCTTGCCGGTCTGCCGGGCGAACATGCCAAGCTTGAAGCGCGACCGATCCAAAAACCAGTCGCGCTGAAAGCCGTAGAGCGGAACCGCCGGGCCGCTCATGTGGTGATCCCGTAGATATCTTCGCGGATTTTCTTCAGTAGCGCTGCGCCATCAACCTGACCGTCGCTGCCGGCCGCGCCAGCAATCGCTTTTTCGGTTTGTTTCAGGGCTTCTGCCTTGGCCTTCTCAGCCGCACGCTTTTCGATCGCGACCGTGCGGGCGACATCGTCCTTGCTGGCCTTGCCGAGGTGGTCGAGCGCCTTGGCAAGCAGCATCGCTTCCATCGGCTCGAAGGTGACGCTTTCGCCGTCATCACTAGCGCGGGTCGCGATCTCGAACAGCACGTTGTGCATCAGTTCGATGTTCATGCGCGTGGTTTTGTCGGGATCGCTTTCACCGAGCCGGCGCACGATCACATCCGCCACCTGCCTGGACTTGCGCAGCCGCTCGGCGACTTCTTCGGCTTTTTTGAGGTGCCGGCCGAGCGCGGATCGCGACGGCACCGCGTCCTTGTCCAGCTCGCGCAGCTTGATGATGATCTCGTCGATCGTGCAGCCCTGATCACGCAGCCGGCCGATCCAGTCGCGGACCTCCTGCGGCAGCCGGTCGATCGACGACGGACGGTTCGCCATGGTCAGTCCTTCGGTGACGGACGCGCGACCATGGGATGCGGGCGCCCTTCGGCGACGTCGCGCCCGAGCCGCGTCAGCGTTGCGATCGACATCTGCCCGCTGTCGACATCGATCGTCTCGCGCTTCACGAGCCGATGCTGTTCGAGCAGCACAAGATCAGCTTCGATCACGTCTGGATAGACGCGGTGGCGCAACTGCTGCACCGCCTTGGTGAGCAGCGGTGCAGACAGCGAATAATCGTCCTGCTTAAGCAGCAGGAGCAGGATGACCAGACGGCGGTCTTTGTCGAAGGTGTCGGCAAGGCTCACGTCGGCACTCCTTTCTTGAGCATGTGGTCGAGCAGAAGGTTGAGGGTGTGGTCGATTTTCGTGACGGTCTTGTCGATGCCGCGCGTGGTTTCGGCCGACGCCGCCACTTCGCGCTCGACGCGGCTGATGCGATCCGAAAGCTGCTGGAATTCGGCGCGGCCGGGTAGCAGGCGCAGATCAGCCTCCAACTTAGCCAAGCGATCAGCGGTCTGCCGCTCGCTGGCGGCGAAGCGATCAGATGTCGCGCGCTCGCTGTCCGACAAATCCTGCAATGCGCCTTGCAGCTCCTTGGTGCCTGCGTCGTATTCCTCTTTCGTGAGGAACTGGCCACGCAGGTAGTACATGCCAAGCCCCGCCACTAATGTCAGCGGCACCGAGACGATCCACCAGATGTCTTTGATCAGGGTGACAATCGTCGTCCAATTCCATTCCATCGCTATCGTCCCCGTGCCGAGCGCAGCCAACGCTCTCGCCGATCCTGACAGTCCGTGCAGCGCGTCGCGCTCGGCATCACAGCGCGTCGCGCGGGATCGATCTCGTCACCACAGGAAGCGCAGTAAAGCGCGCCTGTGCCGCTAAGGCGCGCAACGACGCGGCCGATCCCTGCATCACGCTCGCGTTCTTCGAGCGCCTGGGCCTCGTCGAGTTGATCGGTCACGGCTGCGGCTCGATTGCATCGACGGCGGCGCGGCGTCGCCCCTCGCAATTGCGCAGCTCGGCGCGGTCGGCGCCCCACGCCCGGGCGGTCTCGCTTTCGGTGAGATCACGGTCGGGTAGCGGCACCGGCGCGGCGCATGGCTGCCGGGCGCTGGCCGGCAAAGTCGGACGGGTCTCCTGCACCAGCACGGTCGGGCCGTCAGCGGGGCTCGTTGAGCAGCCGCACACGGCCACGGCCAAGGCACCGACGATCGCCATCAGCAAGCGCCGCATTGCGCATCTCCAAGTCTTTCAGGGCATTTTCGCGGGCCGTTTCGGCGGCCCGCATGGTGGCGTCGGCAGCCATGGCAGCACGGGCCTGATCGGCCTCGGCCTGCGCCGCCTGGGCGTTGGCGGCTGCGATCTCCGCCCGCCAATGCGCATCGCGCTCGGCCTTAGCCGTATCGGCGGCGGCGGCGACCATTGACTGGACACCAGCGACCGCGCGCCAGGCACCGAGGCCAGCAACGCCGAGCAGCGCCGCGATCACTGCGATCGGTGCAGCCCAGCGGGACACCAGAGCGGCGATCATGACAGGCTCGCATGACCGATGGTCATCAAGGCGATGCCGGCTGCCGCCGTCAGCCAGATGCCGGGCGTCATGGTGCTGTCGACCACATCGATCAGGTCGAGATCGGCATAGGTGCGACGGACCCACAGATAGCGGGCCGCGGCCCGGCCGACCGCGACGGCAACGAGACCAAAGCCGAGGGCGAGCAGGATCACTGCCACGACTGACATCGCAGCCTCCTCAGCTCAGCCGGCCGGTGCGATAGGCCTCGACTGTCGCGGCCTCGGCTTTGCGCGAGGACCACCAGACGCCAAACGCCACCGCGATCACCAGCAGCGCCCACGCCCAGACCGGCACCATGCCGAGCATCTCCTGCAGCGGCGCCAGCTGCTCTTTGACCAGCGCAACGTGGTCGGCCACGCCTTGCACGGCCGCCACCGCGGCCGACGGCGCGCCGAGCAGCCACGCCAGCATCTTGCTGCGCCCAGCCTGCTGCACGGCCGGCACCGCCTTGCGCAGCGTCGCCGCCGTGGCAGCCGCCCGCGCGGGGCTGACCTCGCGCGGCTTGGCACGCGTCAATGCCTCGAGCAACTGATCGTCGATCTCAGTCGTGAGCGGCAGGCCGTGGTCGGCCCGGAAGGCGAGTACGGCGCCGCGGGCGCGCGATTTGTAATCGCCGTCGATCCTGCCAACCTCAAAATAGCCGAGGCCACGCAACATCTCTTGAACGTAGGAGACCAGCGCCGTCGGCGCTTCGGTCGGCACAGCCAGCAGCGGCTGGGGCTTCGACACCGACGCCCCAAAGACGCGCCGCCGCACCTCGTCCAGCGGAAACAGCGGATTGGTATCCACTTTACGGTTCGGCGCGATCATCCAGTGGGTGACGATCTCGGTGATGGTCGGATAGGCCGCGACCAGGGCGCGGCAGAGATCGACGACCGCGTCGATCTGCTCCGGCGAGTAGTCGAGCCACAGCCCATCGGTCGGCACCATCGGCTTGCCGTCCTCGGTGCGGATCGGGAACGCGCCGCGCCGCACCACAAGGGTCGGATCGGCAATGGTGTCGATGGTGACAGCGCCCTTGTATCGGCCGCCGCCGTCGTGCCGCAGCGGCCCGCCCGGATTGGCGATCTCGATGCCGATCGAGCAGCCATTGAGCAGCTTGCGACCGCGCCACGAGCTTTCGCCCGCATGCCAGGTCCGGACGTTGGTCGGAGCAAGCTGAGTGATGGCGCCATCACGGCCGATCACCACATGCGCGCTGCTATTGGGCGAGCCGCCGGGGCCACCACGCAACCAGGTGATCGATCCGCGGCCGGACAAATCGCCGGCGGTGTCGTGCAACACGATGATGGTCGGGGTAATCATCCCGCCAGCGTTGAGCGTCGGCTGGTACCCGACCTGCTTGCCTTTGCGGTAGATGCGGTGGGATTTGATCTCGCAGCTCATGATCGCGGCCTACACTCGATTGACGATGTGTGACCGTAGCTGCTGAGGAGTGAGGCCGGACCGCTGACAGCTGTCAGCGGCATGTGCGGGCCTACTGATTCGACCCTAGAATAAATTGCCCTGGCTGTCATCCCGGCGGCGGTGCCGGGCTCGCGCGCGATAGGCGCTGCGCTCAGTCATGCCAGCGGCGCGCGCTGCCTCTGCCGCAGAGGCGCCGCGCTGTAGCTCCTGGACCATCCGCCGCCGCGCCGCGGCGACCGCGCCGGTGGGGCCGCGCGGGATCAGCACGTAAGCCCCGCGAAAACGACCGCTGCCGGAGCCCTGACGGAATTGCTTGCAGATTGCCGCCGCAGCGACCTGATCGACACAGTCAGTCAGCCAATGGTCGCCGGTTGGCAGATGCGCCGGGATGCGCTTGCGGGTGCCGCCATGCATCTCGGCGATCCGCAGCGCAGCCTCAAGGCCAGCGGCCTCGGCGATCTCGGCCAACAATTCCGGCAGCCATGAGTAGCTCATGAGTAGCTCACCGCGGCCCGTCCCGAAAAATGGTGACCACGACGCCGTCCTTGATGACGTAGTGATAACCGTCTGCCACGATCACAAATTCCCGGACGCCGATGCGCTCGGCAACCGCGACGCTGCGAGCGACCGAGGCCGCTATCGCGCGGCGCAGTGCCTCGACATCGACGCCGCCAGCGCGCTCCAACAGCCGCAGCAGTGCATGATCCGAGACGTCGATGCGGTCCGACCGCCGGTTCATGCCTGCTTCTCCTCTTTGCGCCTGGCAAACTCGTTTCGGATCGATTTGGCAAAGCCTTCGCCGTATTCTTCGGCGAGCTTTTGGAGCATCAGCTCGCGCCCGACATCGCTCAAAAAGAGCATCCGCTTAAGCAGTGCCTCGATTTTGGCGTTCCCGGACATCGCTCAGTACCTCGTCGCGCAATCGGCCTTGGCGCCCCGCAGGCGGGCGCCGAGCGCGCTGATGACTTTGTCGAGATCGGCGGCGGTGTCGTCGGCAGCGTGCCGCACTTCGGAACGCTGGCCGCAGGCGGCCAGCCGCAGCTGCTGCGCCGCGATCACCGCGCGGCGCACGGCTTTCGGATCGTCGCCGGCCGGCCACGCCACGCCGCCTTCGCGCGCCAGCCATTGCTTCAAAGCTTCAACGGCCTTTCGGGCGTCCTTTGCCGCGCGCAGCCAGCGGGTGCGCTCGATGCCGGTCTGACGCTCGACAAAGGCCAGCATGGCGGCGTCGCTGCGATTATGGACCACGCCAAGGTGCCAGCCCGAGATCCACAGCGCGCGCAGCTTTTTGCCATAGGGGCCGTCGATTTCAGCGGCCTTGGAAGACGCTTTTAAGCGGTCGATCACGTCGCTCGCTTCTTGCGCCGTCAGGTCGCGCGATGACTGCTTGCCGCAGACCGACGCGATCACCTCTCGCCGCAGGTCATCATCAAGCCCGGCCTGTTTGGCCAGCATATGGATCAACGCGATCTGCGACTTTTGTGCGTTTTCTGCACGCGACCTCGTAGCGGTCACTGAGCGGCGGGTTGACATCGCTTCACCTCTCGTTCGGCTCGCGCCTTGATCACCTTGGCCTGCTCAACGGGCATGTAATAGCCGACGCCATATTGCGCCTTGATCGCGTGCGGCACGCCGATCGAGCGCATAGAGCTGCGCAGCAGCGAGACGTGCTTTTTGAGCGTGTCCATGCTCATCTCGTTGTCGATCAATCCAGACGCGGCGATCGCCACGCGCTCGTAACTGACGGCATGGGGAGCGTTGTCAATGATCAGCGCAAGTATCCGATCCTGGCATCGCGACAGCCCCCAGCTCGCCGGGTAGCGCTGAGCGGGGAGCAACTTGCGGCGGAGATCGAGCACGGTGTTTTGCAGCTCCGCCACCTGCCGGTGGAGCTGCGCGACCTGGTGCTGGGAGCTGTTGGGCGCCATGATCATAGCCGCACAAATTCGGCGTCGATAACCGGCGTCGGCCGTGACAGATCGATCACCAGCGCATCGTGCTGCTGCCGCGTGCGAAGCACCTGCGCCATTTTCGCGGCGGTGTCAGCGTTGCTAAAAGCGATGCTGATCAGCACGGTGCGATCGACGCGGTCGACCGATGTGGTGTGTGGCACGCCGTACACTCTCATGAGCGTGGCTCCTGATCTTGTTCGACGGTGATGGCCACGTCGATCGCGACGTCGAGACCGGTGCCGCTGAGCACACGGTTCTCCGGCGTTTGCCCCGCGAACACCCCGCCACGGTAAACCGCGTCAATGTCGCGACTGCGCAGGTAGCGATAGCGACGCGCGTCGCGGGTGTCGGCCGCGTAGGCCTGGCGCTGCCGGTGCAGCATCGCGCAGAGATCGGCTTGCGCACCAACGGATGTCACGCCGCCGTGTCTCTCGGCGATCTGCCGGATTTCTTCGGAGATCGCCAGCAATTCATCTGTGGTCGTCATGGTCTGGACCTCTTGTGGCAAGGATCGCCGTCGTGATGGCGGCGATCCGTTTGATGATCCGCCGCTGGCGCTGAGAGTGGACGCCGCGGCGCACTTGGGCGATCAGGGTGCGGCGCTCGGCCAATAACTGCTCGATCGGCGCGGTCGGTGTCGGCGGCGGATCGTCGTCGCGCTCAGCGGGCTGCGATCGATCCGCCCAGGGCATGGCGTCAGCTTGCCTCTTTATGGATCGCCTGATGCTTCGAAGACTCGTGATTGAAGCGATCGAGCTTACCGGCGATCACGACGTTGCAGAGGTCCAAGAGAGCCTCTGGACCGGCGGTTTTAATTTCCGGTGCCGCAGAGCCAAATTCCTTGCCGGCGCACTCGAAACTGGCTTCAAATTCCGGCGTCTCCTTGGCGCCGATCTCGATCTCCAAAAAGACTCGTTGATCGAACAACGAGCGCCCGTAGAGCCGAAAAGCGACTTCTCTTCCGGTATCAGTCTTGTAGGAGACGTAGTTCTTGATGTCCGTGCTGCCGTGCCCGGGGTGCACATGCCATTTCCAGGGGCCATCCAAGAGCTGCCGTAGCATGTCATCGACGCTATCGTAGTGCTTCTGCTTCCGCGGATCGCGGAGCGGATAGTCCTTCCAAGACGCCGCATCGGCCGGCAACTCGACCCTCTTGAGCGGCTCAACGTTTGCGAATACGTCCTTCAGCGGCTCGTCGTAGCCCTTGGAGATCGCTTCGAGTGCTGGATCAATTTTGAACGGCTTATTCTGTTTGGCGCGTTGCGCAGCAGCGTCGCGACACGCGGCGCTGACGTTCGACCAACCGGAGCCCCCCGCTTGCAGCATGCGGCTTTGGTAGATCACCTTGCCGTCGACTGACACTTTAAGCGCCTCCAGGGGGTCCGATCTTTGGTATTCCGATTTGGGTGATACGCCGAGCAGCTTCCGGACGGCATAGACAATCGAACTGAGCACCTTAGGCATCGAGTTTCACCTTCTTCAAACGGCCGGCAGCACCATTGCTCCGACCGAATTCGTTAAGCCGCCGCGAGATCGATGGTGATCGGCTCCCACTTCGCCGTGATGGACTTCCGGCGATAGAACCGGACGTACTGCTTGGAGCCGACGACGCGAATAGCATCGCCGAGCGCCGCCATCGCGTGACGCCAGTTGTCGTCGTCGATATCCAGCCGGCGCAGCTGGAACAGCGCGGCGCGATTGATCTGGCCTTGCTTGTCGACTTGGAAGGCGTGTTCGACCAGCGCGCGGATTTCGGTGCGGGCGCCGTCTGACCAGGACGTGATGCAGTCGTCCACCAGTTTCTTGGCGACCTGCAGCTCCGGGCCAAAGGCGAGCTGATCGGCGACCTGCACCACGACGCGGAACAGTCCGTCATGCGTCGAGAGCGTGACGTTGCCCTTCTTGCCACCGACTGTGGCGCCGTATTGCTCGGCGAGCAGTTCGGCAAAGCTTGTGACGTCCTCGAAAGTGTGGCCGCGGAAGCGGCTGATCTGATCGGAGAGATCTTGCGCATGCTTGACGATCTTGCGCACGGTCTGATCTTCGAGCAGATGCTGCGGCTTGATCAGTTCGACCGGGACCAAACGCCCGGCGCTGTCGTGCATGAATTTCTTGCCGGCGACCTCGATGGTGCCGTCGTTTGTGGTGGCCTCAGACATGGGCATCTCCTGCTGTGATGGTGGCGTAGCCGAGCGACACCAGCATCGAGGTCACGCCGTCGATGCTGTCGTTCACGTCGTCGCGTAGTTGGGCGGTGTCGGAGCCGGACGGCAGATCAGTGAGCCGGTCGATGCCGGCGATCAGCCGGCAGGTGCCGGCTGCGAGTTCTTCAAGCGTCACGAGCCGCACCGCGAGCGCGACGATTTCCTGGTTAGAAACCCGGACAGCGGACGCCGGTCGATCGATGATCCGCGCCGCGATCTGCACCGCGTCGTCATCGCGCAACTGATCGGCGAACTTCGATCCTGCCAGCCACAGGATCGCGGCCTTGGCATCGTCGTAGCAGCGCCGGAACTCGGCATCGTCAGCACGCATCTCCTCAGCGCGGCGGGCAGCGCGCAAGATCGTGGAATGATCACGCATGCCGATCGAGCGACCGACCTGCGGATAGCTCAATTCGGTCAGTTCGCGGGCGAGTAGGCAGGCCGCGAAGCGGGCTCGCACCGCGGCGTCGCCGCGGCGCGCCGATCGCAGCTCGATCATGCTGATCCCAAACGAGGCCGAGGCTGCCTGCAGGATCATGGTGACGGACACACGTGGCTCCATGGCGGGCCTCATTTCTCGACAGAGAGGCGCGAGTGCGGGCATCCGGCGCGGCAGGCGCGATAGATGCGAGCGCGCACCGATGACGAAGTCGAGAAGCCGCGCTGCTGCTCGTCGATGCAGCGGTCGCGCGCGATCTCGCCGAGCACAGAGCACTCGACCGTCGCACCCATCAGCGCGCCGGAGACCCGCGCCTCGACGTTGTCGAGCCGGCCCTTGTACTTGTTGGCGATGATCGACGACACGACGGCGGCCGAGTAGCCGATCTTGCGCGCCGCGGCGGCGCCGTTCGTCTTGCTGGCCTCGATCGCAAGGGCTTCCACCCATGCTGGCATCCCATTGCCCCACGCTGCGCGCGCGGTTTCCAGGGCATCGCGTTTGACGGCCTGGTTCATCGGATCGCCTCTTCGTTCTCGGCGACAGTCGACTCGCCGACCACAGCCTTGCGGTTGGGGTCGAAGATGAAGCGCGTGCGCAGCACCTGCGGCGCGAGCGGCCCGGTGTTCATCGATCGCCGCAGCCGCCAGATTGCAAGCCCGCCCGCATTGTTGGCGGGCGCCACCATCTGCAGATAGCCCGCGTCCGCAAGCCGCTGCACATAGGTCTTGGCGGTGACATTCGCGATCGAGAGATCGTCTGTCGACGCCTTGTAGGCAAGCTCGGCATAGGTGAACTGGCGCAACGCCCGCATCGCGCGCCACATCTGCGCCTGGCCTGACGGCGGCGCCACGCTGCCGTCGCGCCGCAAGCGCGGCGCGTCGGCGCTGTGCTTTTTGATCCGATAGAGCGCGGGCGCGCCGATCTTGGCAGCGCGCTCTCCCACCGCTTCGACGAATCCGCCCGCGACCAGTCGACGCACATACTCGGCGATTGTGGCGACGACCGCGACACGGGTCTCACCGTCGATGTCGGAGATCGACCACGGCCCTTTCTTGTCGAGCAGCCTGATGATCTGCCAGATCGCGTCCTGGCCGGTGACGATCGGCACCGGCAGGATCGTGCGGTCGACGATCAATGACGATTGCTTCGCCATGATCAGGCGCTCCGGCGCGCGGTGTCGAAACAGCGCGGCTGCGGCGCGCGCGAATTGAAGAACGGCGTCGTTCCCCAGGCGGCGCGATCGATGGTCTTGATGCCGCGATTCCGCGCGATCAACAGCGCGTCGTCGAGGTTTTTGACGATGCGGCGGGCGCGGCCGTCCGACTGTCGGGTGATCTCCGCCGCCAGATCAGGCGTGACGGTGATCGTCGGGTACAGCGCTTTCGCCAGCGCCGCCGTGTCGTCGACATCGCAGGGCTGCGCCGGCATCCAGTCCAGCACGCGATTGTGGACGCGCTCATGCGCCTGCAGCTTCATCGGCAACCGTTCCTCACCGATGAAGATCACGGGACAACCGGCGACGTCGCCGATGTCGCGCGCGAGTTCGATCATCCCCTTGTCGACCAACCTGTCGGCTTCGTCGATGATCAGCGGCCGGCGCGGATTGTCGCCGAGGAGCGCCATGGCCTGATCGGCCATGTCGGCGATCGTACCCTTGGCATCGGCCTGAAGCTCGAACAGCAGCGCCTTCAAGAACGATTTTCGCGACCACGTATCGCGGACTTCGACGCGTATCGCGTTGGTTTTGTTCTGGGCGTAGATCGAGGCCTCGGTCTTGCCGAGGCCGGACGCCCCATGGCACACGCCGAAACCAGGGAGATGCGGCGCGCGCTCGATCAGACGCATGGTGAGCGTCATGAAGGCGGCGACGTTCTTCAGCGGCACTTGCCCGCCCTTGACGGCATTGGTCGTTGCGGTCATCTTGTTCTCCTTTTCAGGTTGATTGCATCCCCGCTGCGTCAGTCCAGGACGCGGCGGGTTTTTTTGCGTCGAGCGGGTCGACGAAATCGTAAGTGAGTGCGAAGCCCTTGAATTCCGGGCCGGCGCGGTAACCGCCGAGCCACATCGCTTCCTCGGGTGTCACAGCGTCGCCGCTGGTCAGGCGCCCGATGACATCGAGCGCGCGCTTCCAGCGCTGCTGCGGGGTCTCTTCGGTACGGAGCTGAACCACTGTTTCCTCGGCCAGCAGCCGAGCCTGCATGTCGAGCACGTCGGTCGATGGTGCCGGCGCAGCCTTTGGCACCATTGCGTCGAGCGCGGCGGCGATCGCCGGGGTTTCGTGCTGCTCGCTGCGCTTCGGCAGCGCGATCACATTGGCTTTGTCGCGGGCAGCCACATCGAGCACGCGATCGATCAGAGCCGGACCGCGCGTGAGCTTCTTGATTTCGCGGCGCGCCTCGCGGGTCGCATCGGCGATCCGCGCCGCCGTAAATTCGCGCTTGGCCTGCAGCAGCTTTGCCGGATCGATGCCGGCCAGCTCCGGGCACACGCCATCGCCGACATAGGTGCCACTATCAGCGTCAAACGCGATGACGCGGCCGGCGTCCGCCGGGTCCATGCGCACCACCACACGGTCGCCAGGATCGGCGGTGTTGATGACGTAGTGATAGCCATCAACGCGGATGCCGTACTTGGTGACGGTGCGCACACCGGCAACCGGCATCAGCAGCAAGTCGAGCGCGCGCGGATCGACCGATCGGATCGGCCGCTTAGAACTCGCAGCCGCGAGCATAGGCGACATCCCAAGCGCGCTGTGCTGGCGCTGCTCATAGGTCTCTGCCCAGCGGTCAACATAGTCCTGCAGTTGCGCGCCGGTGAGCGTGACGCCAAACGCTTCGGCGGTGTCCTCACCGAGCCGCTGCGCAAAGCCCTTGCGATCCTCGATCCGCTTGCGGTCGGCGACATTGTGGCCGACAAAGCCAGGGAGCAGCGTGGCGCAGTCGTGCTGGAACGTCCTGATAACTCGCTCGACATGACCCTTTTGCTGCGGCGAATAGGCGTCCGACAACTGCATTTCGATGCCGAGCGACGCAAAAAGCCGCTTGGTATCTTCCGCCACGAAATCGCTGCCGTTGTCGGTCTTGATGGTGTCGGGCACGCCCCAGGCCAGGATGGCTTTGCGGATCAGCAGCGCGACCGCGGATGCGCGCGGCGTGCGCGACACGTACAGCACGGTGCGGCGGGTCGCGATGTCGATGCAGGCATAGATCGTGTGGCGGCCATCGACGCACAGCGCATCGACCGGCGAGGCGTCGATCTGCCAAAGTGTGTTGGGCTCACTGATCCAGCGATAGGTTCCGATGCCGGACGGCGCCATCGTCGAGCGATAGCGGTCTGGGTTCGACAGCTTGGTGAGCGCCACGCGCTCCTCGTCCTTGAGCTTGGCGACGTAGTGCTGGATTGTGCGGATCGGCGGCACATCGACGGCCTGGCCATCGGCGAGCACCAGCTCGTCGCCAAACTCGGAGCGGATCAGCGTGCGCAGATGATGCGCGGACAAATGCGGATTGTGCGCCAGCAGCGCCAGCAGATAGGTGCGCACGCGGCCATTGCAGGCGACATCGAGCACGCCCTTGCCCTTGCGTGCGGCGGCGCGGTCGATCGCGAGGCAATCAGCACGGCCGGAGCGGCGCGCGGCACACCAGCGGGCCAGCGAGCGCTGCGACAGCTGCGGCACGGCATCGCGCAGCCAAGCGTCGATGATCAAGGTCCCGGCGTTGTAGGCATCGACAAAGATTTTTGCGCGCGATGCCGCGCCGAGCCGCTGCCCGCGGGAATAGGCCTCAAAGGCCGCGACGATCGCCAGCCGCGCGTCGCGGGCGAGCTTGGCGCGATCGCTGAGCAGCGCAGCCGCTGCTGCAGCAGGCGCGCTGGGCTCCGGCTCGGGAGCCGCAATCGCGCGGTGACGGCGCTCAAATTCGATCCTGGCCGCGGGAGGCAGCAGCGAGATGTTGTATTCGAGCCCGCCGCCGCGACCGGAGCGGCGGCGCACATAAGCAAGGCTGTCAGCCCAGCCTTCGCGCTGCGCAAGGAGCTGGACGCCGCGCTCGGTGTCCGGCAGACCCGGCAGCGCCGCGGTCGCCAGCTCGCGTGCTGTGCACCATTCCCTCATCGCGACGCCCTCCATTGGGCATCAGCGGCCTGTTCTTCGCGCTCCAACCGCTCTTTCAGTTCGCGCGCCCGCTCGCGCTTCAGCAGCGCCTCGTACTTGGCCGGCACAGCAATCAGGCCGAGGTCGTTGAGCAGCGCGTTGATCAGCCGCTCGTCGCCTGTGGCCTTGTAAAGCGCCGCCAGACGGTGAGCTGGGATCGCGTGAGGCTTTTCCTGTGACGCGTAAGCATCGAGCGTTGCCTTCGAGATCGTCTCGCCGAGCTGCTCCGACATCGCCGCGGCAACTTCCTCGCGCCGGAAGCCTTCGAGCGCAGCCGAAATTGCGCGCGCAAGCCGCCGCGCAGCCGTCCACGCCTTGATTTCCTCGGCGTCGAACCGGCGCACCACGGGCGTCGGCTCGAAATCGCGAAACAGGTCGATGGTGGCGGTGTCGCGGCGACGCGGGGCCATGGGCTCAAGCCTTCTTGCTCATCATCCAGGCTCGAATGGCGTCGCTATGCGCGTCGAAAAACGCGTGCTGCTGCGCTTCTTTGAGCTTGGAGAAGGTGTTGGAGAGCTTTTCCCAGGCTTGTGCGCGGGCCGGCGCCGGCGTCTTGTCGATCGCCGCGATCGCATCGGCAACGGTGTCGATGCCGCTGTCATCGTCGAGCAGGAGCTTGGCGATCTGCCGCTGGCGGGCGACATTCACGCGCGACAGGGCAAGCAACTCGGACTGATTGTCGGCGATCGGCTGCAGGGCCAGCTTGCGCCGCACCTCGGCATCGATCGAAGCAATCTCAATAGCCAACTGGACCGAGCGCTCTGTGACACCCAACGCGCGCGCAGCAGCGGCCGAGAAGCGTTCGACGAAAATGTTCGAAATCTTTTCGCCATTTTCCCCAGCCGCCGGCCGACCTCGCTTCGGCAGCGGGTTCTGAAGCTCGTAGATGCGCTTCCATTCGGCCAGCGCGACAGCGCGATCGAGCACCGTCAGCTCGGCGCGGACGAGGTTTTCCTTGATCTCGCGCATCCGGCAGGCGGCGTCGTCCGGATAGGCGGCGGCGTCTTTCACGTCCGCCATGATCTCGGTGCGGCCAAGCTTAAGATGCGCGGCGAGACGATGGCCGCCGACCAGGAGGCGATGGCCGGAGCTGGTCTCGACCACTTCGATCGGCGGAAGCTCGTCGCCGGCTTCGAGATCGGCGGCAAACGTGTCGACCCAATCGGGCCGCAGCTCGCGGAGGCGTCCGGAGGCATCGATAGTAGCGGTTGGGATGGCTTTAATGGTCATTTCAGTTTGCTTTTGCGAGGTGCGAAAGGACGGATTGCGGGTAGCCCCGCTGCCTCACCACTTGCCGCAGGTGACGCGTTTCCCCACACTCGGACGCGCGACCAACCGAGGCTGAGGGGGAATGGGAGATGAGCGAGAGTGACGATCTGGAAGAAGCTAAAGCGCGGTGCGAGGACCGCTTCCACAATCTGACGGCGCGCCTAAATGCGGTGAGCCACATCCTGTCGATGACGCTGGCAGAGCTGAAGAAGGCAGACCCGAGCGTCGTCGACCGGATTTCCGCGACAATGGAAGAAAGCCTTCGCGCGTACCTAGGTGGCGACAATGACGACTTCGCACTCAGCCGAGCTGAGGACTTCCGGGGCGAGGCGTATTTTATTCTGAAGGACGAGGCGTCTCGCGATCGGCTGGAAGAGGCGGGCTTGCCTCGACCCATGTCGTGACCTGAGGACTTGAGCTGCTCTGCGCCTTGATCCCTAAGAGCTGGGCGCGCCGCCGCGCCTTGTCGCGCTCGAAGCGCCGATTGTCCTCCTCCCAACGGGAGCGGCGGGCAGCCCTGATCGGAGCCATCTTCTCTGCATGTGCCGGCGCGACGAACCACAGCAACATCCGACCGATCGCCAGCCGGATGGGATTGATCCCTGAAGTCATCCGTCCCTCCTAAGGTGATGGCGTGGGCGTCGCTCATCGCTCGCCCCCGATCAGCGCGAGTGCGACCGGCGCGATGGTCCACCAGGCGATCGCCAGCGCACCGATGAGCGAGACAACGACAGTTGTGCACGCAGCAATGGGTGCACTGTCCACAACCGGACCAAATCCAGACATCCGTGGCATCACGCGGCCTCCACGATGTCTGCGGAGGGGGACCGGTTTTGGCTGGCGAGTCGCCGACGTTCCGCGATAGTCTTGCGCTTGGGCGCCTTGAAGCGGTCAGGCCACAGGTCCTCGACAGAGACGCCGAGAAACGCGGCAATCGCCTGCTCCCCGCGAATGTTGCGGCGGACCAGCGCGACACGGCAGGCGGATTCCTCCAAGCCGGCGTCGATCGCTAGGCCGGTAAGGCTTTCACCGCGCCGCTGCACCTCGGCTTTGATCGAGAACCTGTCCCAAGTCTGACGCTGCATTGATGTCCTCCGGATGGGCCGGCCCTGGCAGGGGTCGGCTTTTCTCGGCTCCGTAACGTGATCGCTTTAGTGACGATAGCAAGCGTTCTTGCTGATTCGCAAGAGTTCTTGCGAGGGGGAACATTGTCCTTTCAACAGCGTCTGACAGAACTCGTGGAGACGCGCTTCAACGGAGACCGCGCCAAATTTGCCGCGCCGTTGGGAGGGACACGTCCGACTGAGAAATTGCGACAGTGGCTGGAAGGTATCTCCAAGCCCTCATTTGAGGCGCTTGAGATCATCGCGACGGCCCATGGAATATCGCTGGACTGGCTTTTGCTCGGAAAGCCGCAAGAGTTCTTGCAAGGAGATGGGCGACCGTCCGGGACGGCGACCGTCGAGCTGCTAGCGTTTAAAGCCTCTGCCGGCGACGGGGCTCTTGTCCTGGATGACGACGCGATTTCGGTGCCATTTCAGCAGGAAACCCTTGAACGACTTCGGGTCCGGCCGGAGAACGCCCGTCTCCTCTACTCCGCCGGAGATTCAATGCGTCCGACGATCGAGGATGGCGAGCCGCTGCTGGTCGATGTCACCGACACCGACATCATTGACGGTCGAATTTACGTTTTCACCATTGGCGACCAGGTACTGGTCAAACGCCTCCGGCGCCTCGGGAGACGGCTACTCATGCGCGCAGACAATCGTGATCTCTACCCAGACGAGGAAGAGGTGCCTATGATCGAGCCAGTGCGGATCATCGGTCGGGTGCGATGGGTCGGCCGGAGCTTGTAGGGGGGGGGTTAACATGGCTTTTCGTGGCCGTTTTTTCACGTGCGCGGCTTTCTTGGCAATCCAAGCGATGGCTGCGGCCGAGGCGAAGGATGTTGGCACGCTCAAGGTAACGGTTTCAGTCAACCAATCGGCCTTGATCGTGCGCAATAACACGGGCGCGCCCCTCAACAGCTGCAACATCATTGTCAACAGGCGGTTCAAGGTAAATTGGGTCGATATTCCAGCGTCTGGCCGAGAGTTCAGATGGCCCGAATTCATGACGTCAAACGACGTCCGCTTTGACCCGAGCCTGGATCGCGCGACCCGAATCCACGTCCTCTGCCGCGAAGGCGACGTCGCCCTGGTGGAGTGAAACGGATGGCGGGAAATGGTAGCCGACAATCGCTAGAAATACGCATAGCGCGTATTTTTGATGTTGACCAAAATACGCAGCGTGCGTATAAGTTGGCTATCAGCAGAGCGCTGATCCCGGCGCCTCCCGGCAATGAGGGGCAGGAACAAGGCCATGGCCACCATCACCATTTACAAGCTGCACTCGGGCTTCGCCAACATCGCCAACGACTGGTCGCTTGAGGCTGTGCACGTCAATGAATTCCGCGGCGACTATGCCGCGGTTGCCGAACTACCGGACGGCTTCCACGCGGCGCGCAGTGTCGATGGCGACCTTGCCATCTACGATGCGCGCAACCGCCACTATGCTGTGACGAGCGACGATGCCGACACGCCAGTGCTGGTCGGCGCCGGCCGCATCATACCGCTAGCGCTGGTTGGTTGATCATGGCCGCATCCAAAAATCGCGACCGCCTATTTGTGCAGCCACTTGGCACATCGCGTAACTTGGCGCTGATCCGCTCCGGCTCGCTTGACCCGGCGCGGCGCGGCTACAAGCTACTGGCCGAAATCGATGCGACCGGGCATTTCGACCAGCGCGATCACGGCTGGCTGATCGAGATGCCCAACAAGCGGCTCGCGATCCTGCAAATCGGCGGATCACTCCGCAATGTCGATCAGCGCAAGGCGGCGGCCGCGCTCTACCACATGCGCGCCGAACAGGACGCCGGCGACGATCAGGGTATGGACATCGAGGGCGGCGAGACCATCGGCGATCCGCCGCCGCGTGATCCGGCGGCCGAGGCGGACGAACTGGCCGCCACCGTCAAAGCCTGGCGCGGCGACCTGCCGCTGAGCCGCGCCGCAATGATGCTCGGCATCCCCAAGCGCACGCTAGAGGGGATCGAGCAGGGGCGCGGGTTTAGGTACCCGCGCCTTGTCTATTTGGCTCTTGCGGCGTTCGGTCCGATTTCGGAGTTCGCTCCCCCGTCTAGCGGCGGCAAAACCGAGTAA